CCTGAAGTTGCTAGTGTAGATAAATAGTCTACATCTGTATCTGCTTCACACCATTTTTGTGTTTCAAAGTTATAGATAAGTAGTGAACGACCACCGGATACGTTAGCATAGTTCCAAATAACTAAGTTACGTTCAGGGTCTACTGCTGCTGATATAGAGTCAATGTCACCAATGTTAGCGTTGTTAAAAAAGTATCTATCTACTTTTTCTGAACCAATACCATTTAGTGTTTGACCATTGGTAGCATAGAAACCATCATCTGATAAGAAGTAAGCTGTGCCAGAGTATTGTGCAATAGAGTTACCTTCTATACATCCTACATTACGAGAAATCGTGTCAAATTGGAATATAAGTGGCGTGCCTATATATGACATTCTGACAATGGCTTTTTCTAAGAATACAATACCAAACTCACCACCAACAATCCCAGTTATATCCCCGCCATCTGGGAGCAATTGGAAGTCACTTTGAGAAGTCGCTGTTGTAGTCCAAGTGCTTGCATCATTGATACCTGACCATTGCACTTTGTTAGGAGTAGTCCCTGCACCAATATTAGCTGCAACTACAAAATCACGAACTGCTGTAATGTATTTAGCGATAGGTGCATCTGAGCTTGCGTCTGCAAAAGCTGTAGAACTGTTTACGTCATACGCTTGTATCTTTTCAGAGCCATTAGAGGCAAGTGCAAGACTACCAAACTGTAAAAATTGCCATCTATTTGTGCCTGTATATCCACCTGATTTAGATTCGTCTACTAGAGATAAGTCAGTATTATCTACTTTAAATAGTTTAGTAGCACCACCAGCAAAGATAAATACGTCATTGTCTAGTTTAGCAGCAAAGCAATTATTAAGTGCTTCTGTAGCTACACCTGAATAAGTTACTGCTGACTTAAACGGACCATAACCTACAGCTAAAGGAATAACGTTGTTAGCTTCTGATACAGAGTCTAAAATGCTAGGTTGGTCTGGTAACCATTCTTTAAATGCTATGCGTTGTGTAGGCATTCTTAAGCTCGCATTATGTAGCAGAGTGCGTAGTATGGAGGAAGGTTAGCATTTGTACCGCTTGAGCCTGTAGAATTAATTGAAATTCCAGTTGTGCTGCTAGTTGTTGTAGCAGAAGCCCCAGGAACTTGTCCAATATTCATAAAGTATCCACCTCCACCACTGCCTGTGCCAGTAATTGAGTTTGCAACAACTTGATGTGTGTGACCTGCATCAGTAACACTATGAGTATGGCTTACCACAATAGCATCTGCACTACCACCAGTAGCACCTACAGCATAAGTTGAACCTGCACCTACTACAAAACGGTTGCGTAAGTCAGGAGTTGAATTTGTACCATCACATAATAACCATCCACTAGGAATAGATGCAGATGAACCTGACCATAACATAATCATGCCAGCTACAAACGCATTGCCCCATGTAGGTGTAGTACTGCCGCCTGCGGATAATAATACTTGCCCACTTGCACCAGCAGTTCCGTCTAGTCTAAATGCACCTGTAATGTCAACTTGACCTGAAGAAACTAATGTGCCTGCTACTGTAAATGGGTCGCCACTAGAACCATCTTGTTGGTTTTTTAGCAATGACATTAAGCTACGAATAGCATTGTTTACGTTAGCTGGTGAACAACCTTCAGCAATATTGATATTGGTTATATCGGTATTATCTGCTGACGTTGCACTAAATTCTGAAATTTTTGTTTTTGCCATTTGTTTTCCTTAATTAACTATCCCTGACGTAACCAAACATCATTGCTTGGTGTTACTTCTGTCCATAATTCTGATCCTGCTGTAACTTCTGACCATGTATCTGTAGATGGTGATATTGCTGACCATACGTCTGTAGATGGTGTTGTATCTGTCCATGTTTCTGCACCTGGGGTAACTGGTGTCCATCCTTCACCTTGTCTTGTACCTTTAGCTGTTACACTTCCTATACCTTCTACATAAGCAAAACCAGCCCATGTTGCGTTAGGGCTTGCATTTACTGTAGCAAAGGCATCTATATCTGCTACGCCTGATACTTGTAGACCACCAAGTGCTGTGACTGTAGCAATTCCTGTGATAGAACCTATGCCTGATTGTATGCGCAATCCATTAGCTGTAACTGTAGCATTGGCTGTAATAGAAGCATTACCAGATTGTACTAATGAGCCTAATGCTGTTACTGTACCTGTTGCTGTGATACTTGCTGAAGCGAGTGCAAGTGAACCACCAGTAGCAGATACTATTGCTTCTGCAAATATTGCACCACTACCAAACTGTGTTCTTGTAGCTACAGCAGATACGTCTGCAAAACCATTTATAGATGCTGTGCCAAATACTAATGCACCACTTGTGGTAACTGTTACTGTTGCAGTAACATTAATGCTTGCATTTGCAAATTGTATGCTTCCTGCTAAAGAGCTAAAGGGAGTTTGGGAAAATGCACTAAAACCAAACATATTTAACTCCTAAAATGGTAATGGAGGCGTTACTACCGTTGGGTTTTTCTTTTCATCTATCTGTGCTTGTACATTAGCTTCTGTTTCATCTTTATTTACAGATGCCCATACCCAAGATAATACTTGGTCTTTAGTTAAGTCTGTATAAGCTGTGTAAGGTGCGTCAGGCTCTAGTGTAATACCTGCTGAACCGTAAGATGAACCTGTAAATTCACCGTCTACACCTGTTAGAGTCCAATGTACTGTAAATACTACGTCTTGCTTGCCATCCTTGTTAGGATAAGCGTTAAGTTGAATGATGTTCCAATTAAATGTTGTCATTATTTATTCTCTAATGTTTCTATTCTTGTTTTTAAGTCGTTGATGATGGTTTGTTGTTCTTGTATGGCTTTTGTAAGTATAGGGATAATGTTTTGGTAAGCAACACTCATATATTCAGATGACTGGTTTACTATACCATCTACATAATTTTTACCTTCTAAAGCTACAAGTAAGTCTTGAGCAATAAAGCCTGTTTGTATGCTTTGGTCTCTTGACCATTCTTCTTTGTATTTGTATGTAACAGGGTTAAGTTTAGCAACAACATCTAATCCAGTATCTAAAGGTGTAATGTTATCTTTAATTCTTTTATCTGAACCGTTAGTATAAGCACCAGCACCCCATACACCTGTGCCATTACATTGTAAGTTAAATGCACCTCTGTCTGTAGTTCCAGCAATATATACTTCACCACCAGATGTAATACGCATACGTTCACCAGCTAAATTATCACGAATAGCAAAGTTTCTTGTGCTATCACGACCACACTCAATATTCCAATTATTATCATTTGGTGATGTTGCAGAATTAACTAATCTGGCATATGTAAATCCTGTGCTTGTATTAACAATACGAACACCATCGCTGTCACTACCACTAGCAGCAAATGATACGTGTAATTTAACATCAGGGATCGTAGTACCAATACCTAGTCTATTATTAGTGTCATCCCAAAATAAATTAGTATTGTCTTGTGTGTATGTGCCAGATGCACCTGCAAATACAACTGAGCCTGTAGTGAACGCTGTAGATGTTCCTGTGCCACCATTAGCTACTGGGAGTGTGCCTGTTACACCTGTAGATAAAGGAAGTCCTGTAGCATTTGTAAGTGTTGCAGACGCAGGTGTTCCTAATGCAATAGCATTTCCACTAGCGTCTACATATAAACCTTTTTCAGCAGGATAAGTGACAAATACATTCTTTGTGCCTGCACTGAAGTTTACTGCTGTGCCACCATTACTAGACTCTAATATGGTAGTACGAGCTAAAGTAGTGCCTGAAGATGTGTAAGTACCTAGACCTACTTCCCATTCTGAACCTAATACAATAGCGTAGTAAGTAGTATTACCATCACCTATTGCAGAGAATGACTGAAAGCCTGTAACTGCACCAGCAAGCGTAAACGTACCTGTGCCTGTGGTAGTAGAAGTCTCTTGGACTCTATCCTTTACGACTAAAGGCATGAGTTATCCTTACGCTAATGTAACTGAAAGATTGCCTGTTGAAATCTTAAAGATATCACCAGAGTCAATAGTTTTAGATGTATCTAAAGGTGAATGGTAAAGCAAGTTACCTGATGTTGCAGCATCATTAATACCAATCCAGCCTACAGTTCCCCATGAAGCTGTGGCTGTTGGGAATGTAACGTCAGCAGAGTTTGTAGTTACACCGTTAGATGGTGCGCCAAATGTAACTGCAGTTCTAGCATAGCCTGTACCAGATGTGCTAACTTCTGTACCGCTACCTGCGTCTGTAGGGTCTGAAGTCCATAGTGATACATAAACTGTTGCTACTGATGTATATGTTGTTGCTCGTAGAGTTGCATTAATAAGTGCATTCTCTAAAAAATTACTCATTTCTGCCATAATATTTTCCTTATCGTGGTGTTACGTTTAGTGTTGTGTATGCGTATGTTTGACCTAAGTCGCTTTTCTGAATATTAGCAATTGCTCTATCGTATAATGCTGACCATGTTGCTATCCTTGCGTCATTGATTAAATAAGGCTCTGCTTCTGCTAATGTTGCGTAAAGTAAAGCGTCTGGATAGTATGCTAAGAACAAGTTACTAGAAGTTGTGCTAGAAATAAATGTAGGTTGAGCATAGTATAAAATTTGAATTGTGTAATCTGTATCTTGAGTAGGTGCAAACTGAAACTCTGTGCCTAACATTGTAAAGTAGTGTGAACGACCTGATAATGTTGTTTGACCATTACGGAAGAACAAGTCAGGTGTTTGGAACTCTAATAGAATAGGAGGGTTACCCTGAAAGTGCATCTCTCTTAACTCTAAGAAGTCGCTAGGAAATGCTACCTTGCTATCTGTAGGTGTAGTTGTTGCTACTTTTAACATAGCTTCTGTTCTTAAGTCACGACTCATTCTTAACTGTGCCATCTGAACGAAGTCAGGTATGACGCTTGTCAAGTCTGTGCGTGCTAAGTAACTTTCTACTGTAGTTACAAAGCTACTATAAGTTGTAAATGCCATCTAATTGTCCTTTTAATCTATCCCAGCACTTGTCCATCTCATCTTTAT